TCGCATCCCTGACGACTGGTCCCCATCGCCCGCTTGCCAAGCCTACGCCGAGGCCGAGGGCCTCTCACCCCAGGAGATTTCCCGTGCAGCCGCTGACTTCCGCGATTTCTGGAGCGCTCGAGCAGGTCGAGATGCAACAAAGCTCGACTGGCCCGCGACCTGGCGCCAGCGGGTCCGTGCGCTCGCTGACCGAAAGCGCCCTGCGAGCCCGACTGGTCGCCCAAAAGCCAGCGGAGACCGACCGAAACCTGCTAGCATGGCTGGAATCCTCGCTGAACGTCGTCGCCAAGCCGCGCACCCGGATGATGTTTCCGACGACGGGTGGCTATTACGCTCAAATTGAGGGCTTCGACGTGCAGGGCTTGGACCGGATGAACCGGGCCGAAGCTATAGCCGCCGTCACCGCAGCGATGACACGCCCGACCGTCGAGGACTGCGAAGAGCTGATCGCCAGCCTCCACGCCGTCACGGCCCGGCGTTCGGACGACGAGGACACGCTCAGCCTCGCCATGTCGCTCTACGCTGGGTGCTTGGCCCAATACCCGGCCGACATCGCCAAGTCGGTCTGCATGTCCTTCGCCCTACGCAGCAAAAAGCCCAATTGGTTCCCGACGCTGAGCGAGATCAACGACGCCTGCGACAAGGCAGCGGCCCAGCGTCAGGCATTGCTCCGAACCCTCCAATCCGCCCATCAGGACCTAGCCGCATGAGCAAACGCAACCGTAAGCAGCCGGCCGTCCCCGCTGACATCACCGCCCGCCGTGCTGAGCGCCGCGACCTGAAAGCCCGTGGCCTGGAGGTCAACATCGATCCCCGCGACGAGAAGATCGTGGGCATCTGGCGTCCGGACTGTTTCAACCTCCTGCTGAAGGGGCATCCGGCCGAGGCCGCCGCCGTTCAATGGCTCGAAGAACTGATCCGCACAGCTTCTGGGGAGAATGGTCAGGAGCGCCGGCCTGACTTTATCCGGGCCTCGTCCGATGGCGCCCCGGGCCAGAACGTCAGCCAGTCCATGATCGACGCCGACGATATGCTGTCCGCTGTCACCGAGCACATGGCGCCGCGAGACGCCCGCATGCTGTTCGAGCTGCTTAAGCCGGATGAGGCTCTGCTGACCCGGTGGCGTGATGTCGTCCAGCGCTGCACCGGCGAGACGAACCCCCAGGCCCAGGGCGGCGCCGTGCGAGCGGCGTGCGCGCACCTGGCCCACATCCGCACGATCAGCGATCGGCTGTTGCGGGACCGTAAGAACCGTAGAGCGGAGGCGATGGCGGCATGAAACGGAAGCTAGAGCCAAAAAGCGACGTAGAGCTGAAGAGCGGGCAGCTGGTGTTGGCTCTCCTAGAAATCGGGGAGCTGGCCGGCGCTGGCGTGGAGATCAAATTGGGCGGGCTGCACAAGCACCAAATGTTCGGCAAGCCGGTGGAGTTGGGCGACTTCGTCCTGACGGTACATCGCGCGCCCAAATCCCCATTGACCGATTAACCGAAGCAGTGCACTTTTCTGATAGTCGCTTCGCGCGACCCGAGATCGGCCCCGGCTCTTCACCGAGCGCGGGGCTTTTTCGTCCCCGCATGGGACTTGAAGTCTCGCTTCGGCGAGCCGTCCGAGTTGATCGCGGGCGCAGGCCTGCCTCGCCTCTCTTTGATGCGCACCAGGCAGGCCCCTTGTCGGAGTAGCTCAGCTGGTAGAGCGCCGGTCTCCAAAACCGGATGTCGCAGGTTCGAATCCTGCCTCCCTCGCCATTTCGCCGCGCGTCGCCTCAACGCACGCTGACATCAAGACACCCGCGCCGACTCCGACGTTGTCCAGCACCGGGACAAGGGACGTTCATCTCGACCGACCAGCGCTGACGATGGCGGGGGCCAGGCGTCCATAGCGTGCACACCCTGCGGCGCGGAGAGGCTTCGGCCTTGGCATAGCAACAGGCAATGGCCGGTCATTCCCGGAACCAGATCACAGGAGGGCGGATATGCCGGTCCTCTCCAACGCCAAGCACGAACGGTTCGCCCAGGGCATCGCCAAGGGTCTGAGCCAGACCGACGCCTACACCGAGGCGGGCTACAAAGGCGACAGGACCGCAGCGTCCCGCCTGTCAACAAACGTCAACATCTCGAAACGCGTGGCAGAACTGCAGGGCAAGGCAGCGACGCGCACTGAGATCACCGTAGCCAGCATCACTGAAAGGCTTCTGGCGATCGCGACCAAGGGTGAACAGTCCGGAGACGCCCCGCTACTCGCCGTGGCCCGCGCCAGCCTCATGGACGCCGCCAAACTGAACGGGCTGGTCGTGGACAAGAGCCAATCTGAGCTGACCGGATTAGACGGGGCTCCCCTGGGCGTGTCTGTCACCTTCCGTGACGCCTGACATCCAGATCCCGGGGGCCTTCCGGTTCCTGTGGCAGGAGAAGGCGGACGACGGACTACCGGTTCGGTATCGCTGCGCACACGGCGGCCGGGGTTCCGCGAAGTCCATGAGCTTCGCCCGCGCGCTGGTCATCAAGGCCGCTGCGAAGAAGCTGAAGGTTCTCTGCTTCCGCGAGGTCCAGAAGAGCGTCCGGGAGTCGGTGAAAGCCGAGATAGACCAAGCGATCATCGATTGCGGGCTTGAGGGCTTCTACGACGTTCTCGAAACCGAGATCCGGGGCCGCAACGGCTCGGAGTTCATCTTCACCGGCCTGAGGAAATCGTCGGTCAGCAGCATCAAATCGACCAAGGGCGTCAACATCGCCTGGGGCGACGAGGCGAACGCTATCTCGAAGAAGAGCTTCGAGCTGCTGGACCCGACCATCCGTGAGCCGGGGTCGGAGATTTGGCTGACGTGGAACCCCGAGGACGAAACCGACCCCGTCGACAGCATATTCCGCAATGACATCCTGCCGCCCGGCTCGATCGTGCGGGAGGTCAACTACGACGACAATCCGTGGTTCAAGGACACGCCGCTCCAGACCATCATGGAGTACGACCGGCGCCGCGACCCGGACAAGTACGACCACGTCTGGCGCGGCAAGTACCAGAAGAACAGCGAGCGCCGCGTCTTTAAAAACTGGAAGGTCGAAGAGTTCGACACGCCGCTGGATGCGGTGCTGCGGTTCGGTGCGGACTGGGGCTTCTCGGTCGATCCCACTGTCCTGGTCCGGATGTTCATCGGCCGCTGGCAGGACGGCAAGGCGGTGTCGGACCCGACGGGCCGCGTCCTGTTCATCGACCACGAGGCCTACAAGGTGGGCTGCGAGATTGATGAAACGCCGTCTCTGTTCGCCGGGACGGACAAGGAAGACCCGCCGCGCTGGGCAAACAGCCACAATCACCCCGGCATCCCCGGATCCAAGAAGTGGCTGATCACGGCGGACAGCTCCAGGCCGGAAACGGTCAGCTACATGAAGCGCAAGGGCTTCCGGATCGCGCCGGCCATCAAGGGGCCTGGGTCCGTCGAGGACGGCATCGAGTTCTTGAAGACCTACGACATCGTCGTGCATCCGCGCTGCGTGGAGACGGCGCTGGAGTTCGGCGCCTACAGCTTCAAGGTCGATGAGAAGACCGGCGACGTCCTGCCTCTGCTGGAGGACAAGGACAATCACGTGATCGACGCCTGCCGCTATGCCTGCGAGGCCGTGCGCCGCGCCAAGAAGCCGACCGTGCCGAACCGGCCCAAGACGCCGAGCGACTACCGCCGAAACGAACAGCCGGGAGGCAGCGAATGGATGGCGGCCTGATCGACACCAGCCTGGACACGTGGAAGCGTCTGTTCACCGAGGCCCGCGACATGACGCGGACGGCCCGGTCGGAGGCGAAGAAGCACCGCCGCTACTACGACGGCAAGATCGATCCGGAGCTAGGTCGCCGCCTTCGCGCTCGCAAACAGCCCGACTTCGTCATCAACCGGGTCCGACCCGGCGTTGAGGGCATGGTCGGCGTCGTCGAGCGGGGCAAGACCGATCCACGCGCCTATCCGAGGACGCCGCAGGACGAAGGCTCGTCCGAGGTCGCGACCGATACTCTGCGCTACGTCACCGACCAGAACCGCTGGCACCAGAACAAGCTCAAGGCCTTCCGAAACATGCTGGTGGAAGGCGTCGCCGCCGCCATCATCGAGGTTGATGAGCGCCTAGAGGTCCGCATTCGCCGCGGCCGCTACGAATCCTTCTTCTACGACCCCTACAGCCGCGAGCCGGATTTCTCCGACGCCAGCTATATGGGCTTCGCAGAGTGGCAGTATCAGGACGACGTGATTGTCCTCTATCCTGAAAAGCGCGAGGTCATCCTTTCGGTCGTGGCCAGGGGCGATACCGGGGACTCGCAATGGGCTGACCGGCCCGATGATCAGACCACCATGTGGGCCGATCCGCGCCGCAAGCGCCTTCTGGTCGTCGAGATGTACGCGAAGCGCGGCGGCACATGGATGAAGTGCGTCTTTGTCGGCGACGCCACGTTAGAGGAAGGGCCCAGCCCCTATCTCGACGACGACGGGCAGCCGATGAACCCGATCGAGGCCTTCTCGGCTTACATTGACGACGACAACAACCGCTACGGCGTCGTTGCGGACATGGTCGGGCCGCAGGACGAGATCAACACCTACCGCCGCAAAGGCGCCCATCTGGCGACGTTCCGGCAGTTGCAGGAAACGGACCCGTCATCGGCCGGTGCCGACCCGGAGGAAGCCCGCCGCGAGGCCCGCCGCGCCGATGGCGTGATCCCCTCGGGCTGGAACATCGTTCCGACCTCCGACAAGTTCAGCATGGACATGAACCTCCTTGCCGAGGCCAAGTCCGAGATCGAGCGTATCGGCCCCAACCCGGCGATCCTGGGCCGTCAGGGCGAGAACCAATCGGGCCGCGCGGGCCTTGTCCGCCAGCAGGCCGGTTTGACCGAGCTGGCCCACCTGTACGGCGGCCTGGAAGATTGGGAGCTTCGCGTCTTCCGCCAGGTCTGGTCGCGCGTGCGGCAGTTCTGGACCGAGCCGAAGTTCATTCGCGTCACCGACGACGAGAACGCGGTGAAGTTCATCCAGATCAACAAGCCGGTGTACGGCGAGCCGGCACCGGTGATCGACGAGCTGACCGGCCTGCCGAAATACGACCCATTCACCCGTCAGATCGTCATGGCGCCGCAGTTCCTCGGGATGGAGAACGCCGTCGCCGAGATGGGCGTCGACATCATCGTGGATTCCACGCCCGACACGGCGAATATCCAGCAGGAGCAGTTCACCGAACTCGCCAAGCTGGCGTCGATCTACGGCCCGCAGGAAGTGCCGTTTGATGTGGTGCTGAAGGCCTCGAGCCTGCCGAAGAAGCGCGAGCTGACCGAGCAGCTTGAAGCCCGCAAGAAACAGGGTTCCGAGCCGCCACCGCAGGTCGCCGCCGCCATGGAGTTGGAAATGGCGGGCAAGCAGGCCGAGATCGGCAAGACGCAGGCCCAGACCGAACAAGCCGCCGCCAATGCGCTGAAGACGTTCGCAGAGGCGCAGGCCACCGAAATGCAATCCGCCTGGATCAACCAGCCGGGTTACTGACCGCCTCCGGGTCTGACGGGAGACACGACCGCTCTTCGACATGAGCAACGGGCCGCCGCCGTAGCGGGCGCAACGTAAGCCGACGACACCGGCAAGGATCAACCATGAGCGACACTCCCGACTTCCTGTCGGACGAACCCTCGTCCGCGCCTGCCGTCACGCCTGAAGCCCCCGCTGCGCCGGAACCCGCGCCGCAGGAACAGCCCCAGGCCGCTGCACCGCCTGCCCCCGCCCCTGCTGCCCCGGCAGCGGAAGGCGACGAGCCGCCGGCGCCGCATCACGTGCCCCTCTCGACCTTCCTCGACATGCGCGACCGCCTTAATCAGGCCGAAGCGCGGAACCGGGAAAACGAAGAGCGTCAGCGCAAGGCAGAACAGGAGGCGCAGCGCCGCCAGGCGCCCGACCGGAACCAAGACCCCGACGCGTTCGAGGACTTCCGGGCCGAGCAAATGGCGCAGGCCGTCACGGCGCAGAACTTCCGGTTCTCGAAGCGACTGGCCGAGGTCTCGCACGGAAAGGACGCGGTTCAGGCTGCGTACGACTGGGGCGTGAAGCGTTGCGACGAAGACCCGCTGTTCAACCAGCGCGTCGCCACATCGGAAGATCCCTTCGACTTCATCATTGCCGAGTGGAAGCGCGACAAACTCGTCTCGCAGCTCAGCGACACCGATTTCGAGGCTTTCCAGCAGTGGAAGGCCCAGCAGGCCGGACAACCGCCCGCACCCGCCACACCTGCGGCCCCGGCCGCTCCCCCTCGCGCGCCTCGCCCTTCACTGGCGGGCGCACCATCCGCTGGGCGGTCGTCTGTTCCCGAGGCACGGGACGGCGAAAGCACCTTCGAGCGGATGTTCGGTTCATAAGGAAAACCGATGGCTTACTCTGAAGTGCCTGCCGATCTGGAACGCACAAAGTGGGATTCCAGCTACTGGCAGGAATACGTCAACATGTCGGGCTATGCGGCCTACATGTCGGCGTCTCCGAACGCCCTGATCCAGACCAACCGTGACCTGATCGACGGCGGCAAGGACATCGTCATGTCCCTCGTCGGCTCGCTCAAGGGCAAGGGCGTGGGCGCGGGCCTGTTGACCGGCGCTGAAGAGCGTCTGGGCTTCTACCCGTTCCGCACGCGTCCGGTCTGGCGCCGCAACGCCGTGGTCGTGAAGAAGTCGATGATCCAGAAGTCGGTCGTCGATATTCTGAAGGCCAACAAGGACAGCCTGAAAATCTGGTCGTCCGACGACATGCGCGACCGCATCACCGACGCTCTGTCGGTCGTGGCGTTCGACGATGCTCGCTACGATGAGGACAACGGCGATCAAACCGGCGTCCCCTATGCCGAAGCCACCGCGACCCAGCGCAACAACTGGCTGACGGACAACGCCATCCGCGCGCTGTTCGGCAACTCGGAAGCCAACCTGGTCCCCGGCAACACGGCCTCGTCGCTGGCGAACGTCGACAACGTCAACGACAACTGGGGCGCCACGGTCATCTCCGTGGCCAAGGGTATGGCCCGCAAGCGCGACCGGGTCACCGGACGCCGTGCGATCCGCCCCTATCGCTCCGACCGTGACGGCCGCGAGTGGTTCGTCCTGTTCGTCCCGACGCAGGCCTTCAACAAGATCAAGGCCGATCCGGACATCAAGGCGTTCAACAAGGACAGCATCGATCGCAGCGTCGAGTCCAACCCCTACTTCCAGGGCGGCGACCTGATCTGGGACGGTGTCATCATCCGCGAAATCACCGATCTGCCCGTCCTGGGCGCGGTCGGCACGGCGGGTGCGAACGTGGCGGCCGGCTATCTCTGCGGGGCTCAGGCTCTCGTGGTCGCTTGGGGTCAGGATCCCAAGTCCACGGAACGCAAGGACGACGACTACCAGTTCATCAAGGGCGTCGGCACCGAGGAGCTGCGCTCCATCGACAAGACGTTCTTCAAGGAGACGGGCGCCGTTGGCCCGGGCACGCAGCACGGCATCGTGACCGTGTTCGCCGCGTACTAAGGAGCACGCACCATGGCGAAAGCTTTCCCCACCCAGGCCGTGGGTTCTGGCAGCGCGCCTGCCAAGACCTCGACCGACTCCAACCAACTGACCTACGCCGGGGCCGTATTCCGGTCACCGCCG